ATCTATATGTAAGCAAAAGACGGGATAAAAATTATTGCCATTGTTATGATTCCAAGAATAATTATGGACGATCTAATTGGTAAATCTTTCATTTTATCTCCTTAATTTTATCTAAGGAAAAAGGATGCTCGTGTAGATACGGAACATCCTCTCTTGCAAATTTTACGGCTTCAAATGCATCTTCTGCATATTCACCTATTTCGTGATACTCATTTAGTTGGTCGTGCCAACCAAGTGTGTAATGGGACATGATAGTTTCAACTCCAGTACAATAATATTTATTATACTGAGTAAGTATTTCTACGCAACTATATGAGGGCTCACTAACATTCCTTGTTTAATTCCTCTGCCATTCCACCACCTATTTCTGCACCTTGATTACCAGAGAACATTGTCACCCAACCAGCAGCAACCCAACCAACAATAGGAATACTAGCAACACTAGGGGCAAGCTGAGCACCAACACTGGAACCAACCAACCTTCCTGTGTTTTCTCCTCCTCCGATTGCTTTGATACATGCTTCGGATCTTGAATTTCCTTCTGTAACGTGGATTGGTTTTGTGTGAACTGCACCGTCCATCGTGTACTCTTCAGAGATTTTCTGAGTGTTGTTAGCCAATCCCAGAAACCCACCTTTGGTTTTTATATCCCGTTCCACATGCATCACCTTTGGATCGTTTGCACGATAAGAAATTCTATATCCTTCTTTTGTTACTTCTGCATTGTATGATGTATAAGGTCCTACGGGTACATTAATACTTGGTAGTTGACTCTCACGATTCATAAGACTACCAATCATACCAACATGAGATAGACCGATTGCTCCACCGAGTCCAATAACAAATAGTCTACCCCACTTCACATTCTTTTGTTCACTCATTTAGTTTCGGGTGTAATTTTCACGGGTGCTTGCTCAATACGAATAGTCTGTGCAGGTGCAGTTTGAGATGCTGCTGCAATTAACTTCTCCATATCTCCTTTGCTTACACCACCACTAGATCCACCACCTTGTGCTCCTCTTTTTGAAGTTGTAACACCAAATGTAGCGAGAACTCCTGTGAAGACCGAAGCTATGAAAGTTGGATCTAAATCCTGTTTTGGAATTTTAAGGGCAGAGGGTAACTCCACATATGCTAATGTCAAAATTGCACCACTCCACACTAAAATACCTAAACGCACAAAAGTTGAAAGAATCATCATCTGCTCTTCTTTGTCTTCAGATGCTTCTTTCAACTTACTAAAGAGACCCTTTTTCTTAGGATCTTCTTTTAGCACTTCTTTTTCTTTTTTATCGTCTGCCATTAGATTAATGCATATAATCTATATAGCGCAGTTTTATTTAAAAGTTAGGTACACCAAATCCTGCATCAGGAGCAATCTGAGTTGGTTCATCTGCAGAAGGTGTAGATGGTAGTTGTAATGCACCACCAAGTCCTCCAGCACCAAGTCCAGATGGTAAAACAGATTCTAAGACCTTACCCTTGACATTTTCGATAATTGCATCCTTCCGTACATATACGTACCCAATAGTACCCACGACGGTGAGAGATACAACACCACTAGCAATAGCGATTCCATTGACAATTTTCTGTAACATGATTTTAATTAATACAAATTATATATCATACTCGCTTCCTTCTCCAATATATGCCATTGAGATTATATCTTCATTCAAATCTTTATGATTTGCCATAATCCATTCGTCAAATTCTTGACGTATTGAATCACCATTCATTACATCTTCAAAATTACCACGGGCACAAAGTTCACACATTCTGTCTATTGACCAGTAATATGTTTCATTTACCGTTTTTTTCAAAGTTGCCATAATCTTTACGCATATATCTGCCGAGTATGTTGCTATTATAGTACTTTGGCGTCCCGTCGTCAAGCGACTCCATTAACACATTGTTAATAAACAATTGTTTTGTTTCTTCGTAGTTTACTTTTCCAAGGGTGGTGTGGAGACTGAGGATTTCTCTTCTGAAAGAATCCTTACCATCTCTTCTAATATCTGATTTAAGATCGTCAGAACTTCCGTAGTACTTTTTCCAGTCTGATTCACTTGTAACTCTTCTCTTTGCTCCCCTTGGTTTTCTCTTCTGCACGAAATACTTTCTTCCGATGTAGGTCCTTCCGTTCTTGGTGTTGGTGATGCGATAGACGAACCCATAGTAGTCACCGATATCATCAGAGGTAAAAGGATTGCCTTCATAAATCCAAGGGTTTTCATAGTCAATTTCCATCCTATAAGAATTATCTTTCTTATATAGTTGTTTCCTCGTCAACTAAAACTTTATGTGCAGTTCCATGACCATCGTAGTTATCACTATCATAGAAACCACCTTTACTTCCAAAATATAAGGTTAACATAACAAAAGGAAACGCAGAGATTACTAATATGTTTCCTAACATTATAACTTAAATCCGCTAAAGGTATCCTTCTTCACATCTTGTTTAATACCACCAACAATGTAAGACTCAACCTCTGTCTCCTGTGGTGCAACCTGTAAACCTTTTGAACTAATCCAATGCTCAGTCCAAGGTAATGGATTGTTTTTTGCAGGTACATCATAGATTGGTTTGATTCCAATTGCTCTAATTCGACGATTTGCTACCCATTCAACATATTGCTGTAGTAGTTTATCGTTCAATCCAATCATAGTTCCGTCTTTGAAAAGATACTCTGCCCATCTCTTTTCTTCATCAACAGTATTCTTAAATGCTTGAATCAACCACTGCTCTTCCTCCTTTACAATATCAACCATCTCTGGGTCATCACCCTTTCTCCAATAATTTAATATGTTTTGAGTCACTGCTAAGTGTTGATTTTCATCTCTTGCAATAAGAGATATAATTTTAGCTGACCCTTCCATAAGTTTAAGTTCACCAAAGGCAAAACTACAAGCAAAACTAACATAGAAACGAATACCTTCCAGTATGTTTACATTTGCTACCGCACGATAAAGTTTACGTTTAAGTTCTTTTCTTTCTATTTTTGCAGAGATATGATCTCTTAGGTCACTTCTCCACCAATTACCTGTATCATACTTGTGTGCTTCATTTACAAAGTCATCATATGAACCAGTAACATTAGCAGCACGTTCAAGAATACGATCATCGGTAAGGATAGTATCGAACACTTCACTTGGATCTGGATATACATTTTTCATAATGTATGTGTATGAACGTGAATGAATCATTTCCATAAACTGCCATACATTCATACATGCTTCTAACTCAGGTAGTGAACAATATGGTGCGAATGCCATACCAGGTGCACGACCTTGAACTGAGTCAAGCATAACCTGATACTTTAAATTAGAAGTAAAGATGTGCTTTTGTTCTGGTCTTAGTGATTGATAATCACCACGATCTTTTTGTAGAGACACCTCTTCTGGTCTCCAAAAATATCCTAACTGAGACTTTGTTAAGTTCTCAAATGAAGGGTACTTATAAGAATCATATCTTTGAACACCTAATGGTGCACCAAAAAACATTGGTTGTTTTTTAGTATCAACTTGTTCCGTATTGAATACGGTCATTGAATCGACTTTCACATGTCTCTCCATAGAACTTGTTTTAAATTGCACAGCTTTCACAAACTTCCTCCTGATCTGAGGACATTATATCCTCGATTAATGTGTCTAATTGGTTTTCTTGGGTATCACTTTCGACTTCATCTGTTTTAACATCATATGTATTTTGATAATAAGATGTCTTCCAACCGTACTTATATGTAGTTAAAAGATCTTGTGCCATCACACTTGTCGGAACTTCAGAACCTTCATAGTGTTGTGGGTTATAAGACCAGTTACCAGATATACCTTGATCAAAGAATTTTTGCATCACGGAAACAATATTTATGTATCCTTCATTGCTCTTCATGTCCCAAAGTAATGTGTAATTATTTTTGAGAGAATTGTATGAAGGGACAATTTGTTTTAGTGGTCCTTTCTTTGATTTTTTAATAGACAAGTATCCTCTTGGTGGTTCAATACCATTGGTGGCATTGCTTACAACTGAGGATGATTCTGAAGGCATTTGAGCAGATAATGTGCTATTTCTAATACCATACTGCTTGACTTCTTCCCTGAGTGATTCCCAATCGTGGTTTAATACATTAGGAACAATCTCATCAATATCTTTTTTATAAGTATCAATTGGTAATATACCGTGAGAATATTTAGTAGAATTAGAATATTCACATGCACCCTTCTCTTTTGCAAGGTTTACACTGGATTTTATTAGGTAATATTGGAAGGATTCTGTTAAGTCATGTACAATTTTCCATGCCTCTGGATCTCCATATTTAACACCCTGCTTTGCAAGATAATGTGCTAGACCAATATAACCGATTCCAAGGGAACGTCGTGCCCTTGTAGCGATTTCTGCTGCCTTGACGGGGTAACGTTGAAAATCAATGAGTTCATCAAGACTCCTAACACTAAGATCGCAAAGAGTTTCAAGATCTTGAACATCCCTAATTTTCCCAATGTTAATAGCACTAAGAATGCACAAAGCAATTTCACCATTTTCGTCATCAATATGTTGTACTGGTTTTGTAGGTAGAGTTATCTCCTGACATAGATTACTCATTTCAATTTTATCTGTAAAAGATGAATGAGAATTACAATGATCTATGTTCATTATATAAATTCTACCAGTTTCTGCTCTCTCTTTCAAGAGATTAAGAATTAATTCTTGTGCCTTTACTGTTTTTCTTGGAACATCACTCTGTTCGTACTCTTCATATAACTCATCAAAGTCATCAGTTCCAAAAGCATCATATAAACCTGGCACATCATGAGGTGAGAAGAGACTAATATCTCTATCCTCAATGAATCTAGCATAGAATAACTTACTTAACTGAATGCTATAGTCTAATTTTCTAACTCTGTTGTCTTCTGTTCCTTTATTATTCTTGAGAACAATTATATCTTCTATTTCTTGGTGCCAGATGGGGAAGTGGACAGTCGCTGATCCACCTCTAATGCCATTTTGAGTGCAACATCTGACAGTGCTTTCAAACTTTTTGAGGAACGGTACAACACCTGTGTGTTGAACTTCTCCACCTCTGATTTTAGCGTTGATCCCACGGATTCTCCCTGCGTTAATACCGATTCCAGCCCTTTGTGCGACATAACGACCAATGGCCATATCACTACTAAAAATACTATCCAAGGTGTCGTCAATATCAACCAGAACGCAAGACGCAAACTGCCGAAGGGGTGTTCTGACTCCTCCCATGATTGGTGTCGGGATGTTGATCTTATGTTTGGAAATGGCATCGTAATACTTTTTAACGTAATCTAATCTAGTTTCTTTCGGATATTTTGAAAAAATGGATGCTGCTATCAGCAAATACATGAACTGAGGAGTTTCATGAACAGAACCTGTACTTCTATCCTGTACAAGATATTTATCCACTACCTGACGAAGACCTGCGTATGTGAATAGATAATCCCTATCGTGGTCTATGAAAGACTCTAACTTAGAGAATTCATCATCATCATATAATTCACTTAACTCAGGGTCATATACACCCCTCTCAATCATATCTATGACATGTTCACGCACTTTTGGAACTTCATACATACGTCCGTAAATACTTTTACGGATTGAGAATAATAATAGTCTAGCAGCAACAAATTGATAATTAGGATGTTCTAAATCAATTAAATCACTTGCAGAACGAATTAAAATTTCTTGGATTTCACCAGTAGAAATACCATCATAGAATTGTATGCCAGATTGTATTTCAACCTGACTTGCAGAAACACCTGCTAATCCCTCACATGCCTGTTCTACCATAACATGCATCTTCTCAAGATTTAAGGGTTCAATATGACCTTTTCTTTTTTTAACTTTAATTCCGTTACTCATACCTTTTTCCAGTTGTTAAATTTTACTTTTGCTTCTAAACCCGAATACGTATTCGATTCTAATAATGACATAATATTATGTCCTGCAAGTGCCATATCATTAATGTCCTTCTCAATTACTTGACTTGGCCAGATAATGACTTGCTCTCCTCTATCAATTGTTTTTGATATTCTGTTGACGATTTCTCTGTTACGAGGTTCGTTATCAAAAACCCAAATATGACTGCCCCAACCAAACGACCCAATATCAAGATCGGAACCGCACATAGCAACCGAGTTCTCCACGAACGTTGAGTCAAATGGTCCTTCGGTGATGTAGATTGGTTTTGTTTCATCTATTTTATCAAGTCCATAAATTTTAGGGGCATCTTCATTAAGCATTACAGTAATGTATTTAACAGAATTAGGACCTAGACTTCTGCCTTGGAAACCAATTAAGTTTTTATCTGCATCATGCAATGGTATTATAACACGACTTTCATCCCTATGGATAGTGTCAAAGGTTTGTTTGTGTGTATTTGTCCACTTTTGAAACTCCTTAGTAAAGTAAAATTTACTCGGATCTATTTTTCTCTTTTCAAGATATTTGGTGGCAATAGGATTCTCTGATGCTCGTGGAAGATCTAAACTCTTCTTGAACACAGGTTTCTTAAATTCAAACTTTGGTTGATCAACTACAAAATTCCCAATACCAGAGATGGAACTATGCCCTTCTTTGAACTTCTCCATAACATATTG